ACTGGGCGGGCGATAACTTATCGGATAACGAAATCGCTGCCTTTGATCGAGCTGTAGGTTCAGGAGACGTTGATATGGTCAAGTTGGCTGTGTCAGGATTACAAACTCAGTATCAAGCTGCGGAGGGTACAGACCCATCTTTAATAGGTGGACAATCCAGTAACTCAACAGGCGGTAATTATAGTTCTTGGGCAGAAGTGACCCAAGCTATGAGCGACCCACGATACAACAGTGATCCAGCATACCGTCAGTCTGTTTCGACTAAGATAGCTCGAAGCAACATACAATAGTCTCTTTATGCCCTCTTCGGGGGGCTTTTTTAACAGGAACGAAACACAACAATTAATTACCTTTGACCCCTGCGGGGACAATCTAAGCGGAAAGATTAAGTGTTAAGTGACTAAACATTAAACATTCATTTAAACATTTAACAAAAGGTAAAATATTATGTCTTATACTGCATCCCGATTGGGTGAAAATGCTGCTACTGGTACTAATGCCAAGGAACTCTTTCTAAAGACGTTCACTGGTGAAGTGCTTACAGCCTTTAACGCCAACAACATCGCAATGCCACTACACCGTGTACGCACAATCTCTTCAGGTTCTAGCGCACAGTTCCCACTAACAGGTATCGCTACTACTGCAACTCTTGCAGCTGGTAACGAAGTATCACCTAGTGCTATCGCTCACAGTGAGAAAGTAGTTAACATCAATGATCTTCTAACCTCTTCAGTTTTCATTGCGAAAATTGATGAAGCTATGAACCACTATGATGTTCGCTCTATCTACTCATCTGAGATCGGTACTGCTCTAGCTAACGCTGCGGATCAAGCTGTATTTGCTGCTGTTGCTGCTGCAACTGACGATACTGCTGAGTATGCTCAAGGTGCTAACCAGAACAATGCTGACATTGAAATTGCTGGCACTCCTTCTGCTTCTAGCGGTACTGACGTAGCTGAAGCCATCTTCCAAGCTCTAGAAGCTCTAGATACTAAGAACGTAACTGGTGAGAAGTCTGTTGTCCTAGACGCAGCTACTTACTACAAAATGTTCGCTGGATCTGCTTCTAACCTAGCTGGCGTGATGAGTTCAGACTTCGGTACAGGTGGTAACTTGAACACTGGTACTGTTCCACAAATTGGTGGAGCTAAAGTGTATATGTCTAACAACCTCCCAGCAGGTTCTAAAGGCTTAGTGTTCACTAAAGATGCTGCGGCAACAGTTAAGCTATTAGACTTAGGCGTTGAATCAGAGTACCAAGTTGCAAAACAAGGTACACTAATGGTAGCTCGCTACGCAATGGGTCACAGCTCATTACGTCCTGAGTGTGCTGTTAAACTGACTAACGCTTCGTAAGATTAGTTTAGTAAACTTTAAGAACACCTCCTTCGGGGGGTGTTTTTTCTTTATTTTTTCATTGAGGTAAACATGACAACTCCAACAACACAGCTTCAGGCTGTAAACTCTATGCTCTCGACCATTGGCGAAGCACCAGTCAACAGCTTAAGTTCTGGTTTAGTTGATGCTGAAACGGCTGAGACTGTACTCAATGAAGTTTCAAGAGATGTTCAGTCATTTGGCTGGAACTTCAACAGTGAGCCAGACTGGGTATTTAACCCTCTCTCTAATGGATATATACAACTTTTTTCTGATCCAGCCCCAGTTTTGCGGGCAGATTTAGCTAAATCCGTGACTAAATACAGAAGCGCAGAGAGTGAGTACATACAACGTGGTTCTTATATGTACGACAAAGTTAAACACACTTTTGTAATTAACAAACCTCTTACACTAGATATTGTGGTTCATCTAGATTTTGAGCAGCTTCCTGAAGTAGCAAGACGATACATAACAATTAAAGCTGCACGATTATTCCAAGAAAGAGTAGTCGGTAGCGATAACCTCTCAGCCATGAACAGAGCTGATGAGCAACAAGCCCTATTCGCTTTGAAAGAAATGGAAAGCGAGAACGGGGACTATAACATATTTGACGATGGAGGCACGTATAGTGTTCTTGATCGTTCAATCGGACACAAGGTGATCTAAATGGCTTTAGTTTCTAAAAGCATACCCAACCTCATTAACGGGGTTAGTCAACAACCCGCAGCTCTACGATTAGAGAGTCAGGGAGAAGTACAGGAAAACGGTTTCTCGGATGTGGTTGATGGTCTTAAGAAACGCCCACCTACAAAGTTTGTACAAAAGTTAAAGTGTCTCAGTGGGGCTTCAAGCTCTTCTCAAGGCAACCTGCACTCTAGGAGTGACTACGTAGATTTAACAGGATTAGATACTGCGTACTTCCACACATACAAGAGAAGTGATGATGAGCAATATCATGTTGTTATAACAAACAACCGTAGAGTACACGTTTACGACCTTGATGGCAATTTACGATACCAATCAGGTCATAGTAGCTGGCTTGCAAACGGTAATTGGCTTTCCCATAATAGTGATGATACATCATACTTACCTTACAATACTTCTAAAATTACCTCTACCTCTGTTGCTGATGCTACGTTCATTGTTAACAAAGAAAAGACAGTAGAGATGAGCGATCTTATAAGCCCCGCCAACGATCTCAATCAAGCCTTAGTCTACCTTAAGAGTGTAAACTATGGTAGAACATATACTGTAAGGGTTGAGTCAAAAGAGAGTTCAGGCGTAATAGCGGTTGAGCAGTCTTCGGCTCAAAACATAATAGCAAGCGGTACAAACCACAACGATAATGAGCTTAAAGTAAGTAAAATAATGAGTGAGGGTTCTGCCTCTCTTCGTGAAAAGATTGAGACGGAGCTTGGCGCAAGAGTGGTTGAAACCTTTAACGCAGCAAGTTCGGGTACTTCGTCTTCTGCCATAACAGCACTTAAGCGTATAACCACCACAAATGCAATACCAATAACACAATCCAATATTGACAGTAATAGCATTGTTGTAGTGGTGGGTGGCACTACTATACCCTACGATGTAACTGGAGCAAACGGCTGGAAGCGTATTAGTAACACGGTACTAGAACTCCCACACTCAGTATTATCAACTTCAAGAACCTATAGAACCAATATTATAACAGCTTATCACAGAGATAGCGGATCTATAACTTTTCTTGATTCTGCAAACTCAACAGACGGTTATGTGACACCCGCCACGGCTAACAAAGATGCTTACTTCATCGTTAACACTTTGGCTTCTGGATCTTTTGGAGATTTCGACATTACTGTTACAGATGATGACGGTGGTACTAATCTCAAAGCTTTTAAAGGAAATGCTAAATCATTCACAGACCTACCCAACCAATGTGACCATGGGTTTAGGTTGGGAGTAGTAGGGGACAACCAAAAGAAAGAAGATGACTTTCATGTGGTCTTTCAAGGGACGGCTGGCTCTGGTTATTGGAAAGAGTCTGTAGCACCTAACCTAGAAAACTACTTCGACCTAACAACAATGCCCCACACCTTGAGGCAGAGTGCTGGACTTAGTTTTAGCTTTAGTCAAGGAGAGTGGGATGAGCGCAAAGCTGGCGATGATAACACAAACACTGCTCCTAGTTTTGTTGGGCAAAAGATATCAGACATATTCTTCCACAGAAACCGCTTAGGTGTTCTTTCAGGAGAGAATGTGATCTTTAGTGAGGCTAGTGGTTACTTCAACTTCTGGCGCACAACAGTACGTTCATTACTAGACTCTGATCCTATTGATGTATCAGTCAGTCAGAATGAAGTGTCTGAGCTTAAAGCTGCTGTGCCTATTCAGGATAACCTTTTGTTATTCTCAGAGCTTAACCAGTTCACATTATCTGCTAGTCAGTTGTTAACACCTTCTGAAATTACAGTAGATCAATCAACAAAGTATGAATGTGATCTAACAGCCCCACCAGTAGGTGCGGGTAACAGTGTATTCTTTGCCACACAATCAAGCGGTTACGCAGGAGTACGTGAGTTCTTCACAAGAGAAACCACAGAAGTCAGAGATGCTGCTTCCGTTACCTCACACGTTCCATCATACCTTGAAGGAAATGTAAGACAATTTGCTTCGTCCTCTAATGAGGATATGCTCGCTTGCCTTACTTCTACCAACAAGAAAGAATGTTACATTTATAAGTGGTACAATTCTGCAGAGGAACGGTTACAAAGTGCTTGGTCTAAGTGGATATTTACAGAAGACATAGCCCACATCTTCTTTACCAACAATTTAATGTATTTTACATTTGAAGATGGCAGATACGAGATACTTGATGTTAAATATGACCACACTGAAGTCTTATTAGATAGGCAATATAAATTAACAAACGCTGATTGGCAAGCCACCCCCATTACTCAGTTCAATCTACCTGATGGAGTGCCTACAGTTGGTTTAATAGCTATTGATCAGGACGGTCTATCTTTAGGGTCGTTTGACCCAGCTAATCCAACCTTCGATCAAAACAATGAGTTATTCACCAACCGTACTTTAGTTGTAGGAGTACCCTATACATTTAAGTATCAAATGTCAGAGCAAGTGTTTAAACCAACACAAGGTGACTCAACACAGCTTGCCCGCTTCCAGTTAAGGAAGATGTCGTTTAACTATAATGACACGGGACACTTTGACGTTACTGTAGAC